CAACAGACAAGTGAGTGAATGTTTCCAACACTGTGCCTGGCGTTCCAGTGAATGACCCAGTTCGGTCAATAACCGCTACGTGTACTTCGTCTTTTTCTGAACCGTTTTCGGTTGCATAAGCAGAAGTAGTCGGTTTGCGATCAAACGAACCCTTGTAAGCCCAAGAGCTGAAGTAATCTACGCCATCTGAATCACGGGCAGGACAGAAAGATACTGTCAATGCATTACCCAGTGAGCCTGGATATTTTGCAATGAAAGAACCTGTTTTTAATGTTCCCGCCTTGACAGATGAAGAAACGTTAGTTTCCCAATCTTCACGATTCTCAACGGTTGCTGAGTCGCCGGTTATTTTTGTTGCAGCACTGTGTGCGTTAATGCCTCCATTGTTACCACGAACAATGTAGAGACTGTTTGTGTACTTCAAGAAGTACGATGCGCTATGGAAATCCACAGCATTATCTTCGTTAGGCGCTGCGAACGCTCTCACCAGTCCAGATTCGTCTGCCACTAGTGTTTGCGAGTTTACAGGCCCCCAACGAAAGTTTCCAACAAATGCGCCTACAGAAGTCGATACATTGGGCGCTACACCCGAAAGATCGATTTCCTTGATCGTAATTGCTGGAGACAGAGACGGTGATAGTAATGCCATAACTGTTATCCTTTTCGTTTACAAATTATAAGTGAGTTCATAATACGGTGTTTTCTCAATTACTATTATTTATAATTTTGAAGTTCTTACCAATCATCTTGACGCCATACCTGCCATTCATTTGCGTTACTTTCTTCCGCTTCGATGGCTGCGATAGCGTCACTACCATCATCAATAAACCCAAATGCGGGTACATCATTTGCAATTGACTCCATTCTTTCATCAAATAACATTTGTTTAAGGTTTATATCCGTCATGTCCCCAAAGAATTGTGTTGATGCAAAATATCCAAACATCACGAGATTCATCATTAGATCATCGTGGTTACCATCTGAGGCCTCATAGGACTGTCCTCTTGCGGTAAATGTAGAAACCTCTAAGATTGTATTCTCATCTACAATTTCAAGCTTGCCATTCTCAAGAATATCTTTTATACTAGAACAACCAAGTCTCTTGACCTTTCGGTTCATTTCAATACCAAGTCCGGAGGCCTTTACTGAAGAGGTCACATGTAAGTGTTCGTATTCTAAATCGTGATATAATCCATTACATACCACACCACCCTGATCATTTGCTTCTACAACCACATATGCTTCATTGTAGAGCTTCGCATACTTATAGATAATATTTGGAAAGAGTATTGGAGATATAGTATTACAGCGATACACCGCAACTTGTTTGAAAGGTTGGACTGCAATATCGATAACCGTAAAGGTAGAATAATCCTGACCTCTTCCTTTTGATACGTCCACAGTAAAGATATAATCATGATCTTTAATTGGATGGTCATATACAATTAGATCGCCACCCTCAAGGAATTCCTTCGGTGGTTTCGACCTCAATGAGAGTAAAGTCTCTGCATTGATTAGGGTATCGCCGGTTCCAAAAAAGGTGTTACCGAATTCTTGGTCGAACTGTAACTGTGATGTGTTGGAAACCGTCTGTTCCTTCCACTTCTCATCACGGCCAGGCACGTCCCACCAATCTACTTGAAAAGACTTGTACTCATTGATTCCTTGAACTGCACCTTCCCAAACCTTGTGAAAAGTATTTCCTATACCGTTGGCTGTTGACGTGATAATAACTTTCGTGTCTTTACCAGCAGAGACAACAGGGTAGGTAGAAGTATAGAATTCATTAGCACGTTCAACGAAAGCAAACTCATCAAGAAACAGTAAGTTGACAGACATACCACGAATAGAACTACCGCTAGTGGCAGCAGCAATAATGCGACTATTGTTGGAAAATTCGATACTACCTTTGTTGAGTGCTTTGCAGCCCGGTTGCAAAAAGAACGGTAGGTTTTCGAGAGCAAGAGTAACACGTCCTAACATCTCCCTTGCGGTTGCACCCTTATTGGCGAGGACTGCAATCGTCTTTTCTGGATGAAAGATGGCATACCATAAAAGATACACCACACTGGATATTGATTTACCACTCTGTCTACATGCAAGAACAATAGAGAATCTATTATCATTGAAATGTTCAAACATCTTTTCTTGGTATGGATACAAGTCAAAGTTGACAAGACCCTGATCCAATGATATAATCTTCACATAGGTGCGAGCAAAGTATGCGGGGTCGTTCATACACTTCGCATACTCTTTAATTTTTGTTTCATCCCATTCTTCATTAACCCCGTCTTTCTTTACGTTAGGGTTACCAAGATAGGATTCTTTATTTAGGAGGGGGTTCAACGTCGATCACCTTTTTTTCATTCTGTAGAAGTCGTTGTAAGTCAGCTGTTGATCCAAGGAATAAATTGTTATTCGTTGTGTTACCAAGTCTCTTGGGATCGTCTTCACGATCTATGTCTTTCTTTTGTTTGTTCAGAGCCATGAGTTTGTCGTTGATGTCTGCCATGTTTTTCATCATACCAGACAATACTTCAAACGCACGAGGATGTTCGCTTTCACGTGCTACCTCAATCATGAGTTCCATACTCTCTCTACCCTTTTCTAGTAGATCGTAGTATGTCTCTCTTGAGTATTGGTAATCATTATCTACATTATCATTACGTTTTGTCATGCACTGCTATCCAAATATTGAATCAAGAATCCATAGTCGCTGTCGGGACTCACTCCTACAGGCGTTGGAGTTATGTTTATGTTCGTATAGAACGTATCACTGTCTCCCATAATATATAGATTATTGTTAACTTCACGTATAATGCCTTGTTCAACATTAGGCCCATAGAATGCAATTTTCATTGTGAAATCAAGATTATACACAATGGTTCTTCTCTGTTCTAGTGCACCCTCAAAAGTATCTTCAAAAGAAACTCCTTCAAGTACCACAGGCACATCTTCTTTGATGTCTGGGAAATCAGAGAATGGTTTTATCGTCACCGTATATTGTGGTGCGAAATATGGTATGATTTGTTCTACCACTTGTAACGCATCGTCCTGAGACTTTGCGTAAATACTTAATTGAAATGATACGTCATAAGGTACAGACGTAAACATTTTGTACCTTTTAGTAATGTCATTTTCAAATTCGTTTTGAACACGGTTTACTTTAGGTAATTGTCTTGCTGGGTCATAGGCCATCTGAGTAATCTCAAATGACATACGAGGGAGTTTCATCGCAACTTTACGTTCTGCTTCCTCTCCCTTTGACATCTCTGCCAGTCTTTGAATAAAGTTTCTCTTAGGCGCATAAGATAGAGGCACCTTTACCTGAGAGATAATCTCACCGGATGAGTTTGCTCTGAGGACGTGCAAGTTGTTAAACAACGATCCGAATACGGATACCGCTGTTCTAACTCTCTTGTGATAAAAATGTGTTCCAAACATTATTCCATGTCTCCAAAGGGGTTAGATTCGGAGAAGTCTAAGAAGTCACCCTCAAAATCATCAAATATCTTGTTCTGAGATTCCTGTTGAATCTCTTGTAATTCTTCTACCAGACTAGGAACCCAACTTGCATTCGCACCCGATATACGACGATTAACATTAAACTGTCGGTATTCTCCATCTGTAGAACCACAGTGAGCCAATTGAAGAACTCTATCAGAGTCACTCCAGTCAGTAACCTCACCTTTCATAGTATATGTAGAGTTTACTTGAGATACCACTTCCCCAATAATAAAGTTACCACCCGAATCTGGGGCAGAGAATATCGGAGATGGTTCTTCTGAATACAAGAATCCTGGCGTAAGTACTGTCAACCCATTCACACTACCTGTTGTTGCATCAATAGTAGCAGTAGCAGTTGCTGGTGTTCCATCCGCATGTTCTAGTTTTATTGTATTAGAACCACTATCATTTGCTGAGGTTGGTACTGTGAAGTCTGAGTCTCCAACTAGAGTACTTACACTACCAGCTCGGAAATGAATCTCATCTAAGTTACCCGCAGTAACTTTCCAGTCTGTACCACCAAAGGTTCTACTAGAGGATGCACCCAATGAGAATCCTGAAGACGTTGCAAATGTATCAGTATAACCTACAGCAGAGTCTAGTTCCTTTGTACCATTTACCCACACATGAACATCACCCGAATCTAAAGCAAACGCAACATGTTCAAATGCACCACGAGAGAAGGTAGAAGAACTTGCAACTCTAGGGGTTGCCATTCCACTTCCTCTTTGATATACTAATGCACCAGATGAGTTTATACCCCACATAATTTGATTACCAGCACTATCACCACCATGTAGCAGTATAGAAGAGAATTCTCCAGCCGCTGGATATTCACTAACACGAATAAACATGTCTACCACACCGTTATTTGATGGGAACAAGAAAGACTCTTCTAATCCCTGAGCCCGTGACATGTTGATACTGTTTATACCAAATTTAGATATTTCGCCCGAATCGGGTTGTGGGAAGGTTACCGTTGGCGCAGTTGAATAACCACGTCCAGCGTTGGAAAGAGATAAAGTCTCCACACCACCGTTTAGATTGATTGTTGAGACAGCAGAAGGTAAACTACCAAAACTGTCTCTTGTTCTCATAGTAAGTTTATACTGGAAGGCACCTTCGTATTCTATATCGTCTATGGTGTCAATACCAGTATCAAAATCTTCATCGCTGTATTCGAACAATTCAGCTTGTAGTCTGAACGTAGGTAGATTACTTAACTGATAGAATGGTGTCTCAGTTTCTACTTTATTGATTTGAAAGATAGACTTAGAGAGGGGTAGATAAATGACATCACCTTCTCTCGGTCTAAATTTGTTTGAATCTAAGTAGTTACCGATAAGTTGTTTCCAACGTCTACGTGCGACAACGAATGTTGCTTGATCTCTTAGTTCAATACCAAATTTTGTGAACAGATCACCCTCACCTTCAAATCCTTCGGTGTTCTCAATGTACATCTCTATCTTGTAGGCGTCAGAGAATCTTGAGG